TATGGGTATATCTACAACTAGCTGGACTAAAGTTCCACAACAGATACTAGATCAACCTGTAGCTGGATCACCACAATACTCTTTATATCAATCATCAGGTGATTGTGATGGCTACATTGCTTTTCAGTACGGAAGAAACGAATTAATGAACACAGATAGATTGAGACCGCCTCAGTCTTTTGTTATACAACCAGAAGTAGGGAAGTTGTTGGTTTTCCCTTCCTGGTTGCAACACATGGTATATCCTTTTAAGGGAGAGGGCGAAAGGAGAACGGTTGCCTCCAACCTTAATTGTTGGGATGTATCTCAAGAACCAACACAAGAAGAAGGAGAAGAATAATGGAATTTATTTTTAATCTTATAACTTGGGTAACTGTAATTATAACTGTTGCTAGTTTTATTGCAGCCTCAACACCGACACCAAAAGATGATGTTTGGATTGGTAAGTTGTATAAACTTATTGATTTTTGTGCATTAAATGTTGGTAAGGCGAAAGACAAATGAGCTGGCTACCAAAAACATACTACAGCACTATAAAAAAATTCTGGCAAAACGTCAGGGGTGTTGAAGAAAAAACAGTTAGATCTAGAACAGAAAAAGGAAGGTATGTAGCTGATGACCCATCTACTCCTGATGTTGACGAAGCTTATACTACAATAGAAGTAAAGAAGGAAGAAAACATCCCTGATAAATAATAATGGCTACTGCAAAAGACGCTCTACATCAGATACAAACACATGAAAAAGAGTGTGCGATTCGCTATCGTAATATAGAAAAACGTCTTGATGAAGGATCTGAAAAATTTAAAAAATTAGAAAATATGCTTTGGGGCGTTTATCCTTTTATAGTAGGAGCTATAGTATTAG